GATGAAGTTTTTGGTAGTTTAGAAGATCAAGGTCCATTTGGTTTACCTTTTAACGAGTATTCTCTTTTACACCCAAACAACCCATATTCTGCAAGCAAAGCAAGTGCAGAACTATTAATTCGCTCTTTTGTTCACTCATATAATTTTCCTGCAATTATTACAAATTGTAGCAACAACTATGGGCCAGGACAGCATAATGAAAAACTTATACCTAAAATTATTAGCAATTGTTTAAGTGGAAAAAATATTCCAATTTATGGAGATGGCTTACAAAAAAGAGACTGGATATATGTTGATGATCATTGTTCAGGAATAATTTCAGCAGCTAAAAACTTTACTAAAGGAAGTTCATATCTTTTTGGAACAAATCGTTCAATTACAAATTTAGAAATTACAAATCTTGTTATTAATCGTCTTGATTTTCTTTTTCCAAAATCATCATCTTATAAAAACCTTTTAACTTTTGTAGAAGATCGTCTTGGTCATGATCGTAACTATTGTATAGATTATGCTCGAACCATGTTTGAAACAGGCTGGTATCCAAAAACATCTTTGGTTGAAGGAATTGACAAAACAGTAAGTTGGTATTTAAATAAAACTTTATGAATATAATAGGATATATATTAAGTTGTATAATCTTTTCTTTAGGTGCAACTAGTTTTATTTTTAGTGATTTAGGAACTGATCCTCTTGATGTATTTTGTTTAGGAATTCAAAACCACTATGATTTAAAAATCGGAACAATACAAACATCTTTTGCAATATTCTGTTTAATAGTTTATAGCTTTTTAAACAAATGGAAAATTCCTCCAATATCAACGGGAGTTACATTTTTTATTTGTGGTTACATGATTGACTTTTTCCGATTCTCACTAGAAAGTGTTAAAGATTTTAACAGTTACTTTATTTTACTTTCTGGTTGCTTGTTGTGCTTACAAGGTAGTGCAGGAATAATATTAAGCGGAATAGGTATAAGAGCAATGGATTTAGTAGCATTGTCTTTAGAAGAAATATATAAAAAACCTTTTTGGTTATACAAAGGTGTTGCAGAAGCTATTTTACTTTTAACAGGTTGGTTATTAGGTGGTCCAGTAGGAATAGGCACAGTATTGTTTTTATTAACCGTTGGTTGGTTGATTCAACCTGCTATAATTTTAAATAAAAAAATATTAAAAATATGAAAGGAATAATTTTAGCGGGAGGGCGAGGATCAAGATTAGCCCCATTAACAAAAGCAGTTAGTAAACAATTACTACCAGTTTATAAATATCCAATGATTTATTTTCCCATTAACACATTACTTGAAATGGGAATAAAAGATATTCTGATTATAACTACTCCAGAGCATCAAAGTCTTTATAAAGAAACTCTTAAGGATTTAAAATGTGCAAACTTTTCATTTATAATTCAAGAATCTCCTAAAGGTTTACCAGAAGCTTTTATTCTTGGAGAAGAGTGGTTAAATGGTAGCGATGTTACTCTTGTTTTAGGAGACAATATTATTATTAATAATAAACCAATAGATTGTGTCCCAAACACAGTTTTTTCGTATAAAGTAAAAAATCCAGAACGATATGGGGTTTTAGATTTTGATAAAGATAATAGAATTAAAAATATTGTTGAAAAGCCTCAAAAATATATTAGCGATAATGCTATGATTGGGCTTTATGTTTTAGAAAACAGTGTTTGTGAAATATCTAAAAAACTAAAACCTTCTGAACGAGGTGAACTTGAAATTGTTGATTTAATTAAAGCTGTTAATAAAAAACAATTTGTTTCTGTAATTGAATTAGACGGCTTTTGGTTTGATGCAGGAAATCATGACGATCTTCTTGATTGTGGCAATCTTGTAAAAGCAATAGAGTATCGAACAAACAAGAGCTTTAATTTAGCTTGAACTATAGTCATTTATGGTGTATAGTAGTCTATGGATGAAATTACCCTAAACGAAGACCAAAAACTTGTTTTAGAAAAATTAAAAGACTTTGTTGAGTCTGATAAACAGCACATGCTTCTTATGGAAGGTGCCGCAGGAACAGGTAAAACAACAACAGTAACTAAATTTATAGAATGGCTTTTAGAAGAAACTAACATTTCAAATATTGCAATGGCAAGTCCAACTCACAAAGCATTAAAAGTGATGATGGAAATGTGTCCAAGTAAACATAAAGGAAGTATAGCGTTTTCAACACTACACTCTATGCTTGGACTAAAACATGAGATTAATAAAGACGGTAAAGAAATTTTTGTACGTGATAAAAATGTCATGACAAAGTTTCCTTTTTTTGAACTTGTTATTATTGACGAGAGCAGCATGATTGCTGACCAACTCTTTAATGAAATGGAAGATCAAAACTATCGTAAAATAAAAGTTCTTTTTGTAGGAGATAGTAACCAGATTAATCCTGTAAATCATAAAATGAGCATTCCTATGCTGGAAGAAAAAAGAAAAGAGTTTAATATTGGACACTGCCGACTTGAGAAGATTGTTAGACAAGCAGAAGATAATCCAATTATTTCGTATTCACAAAAAGTTGTTAATAACTCGTTTTCTTTCTCTCCTGGTGAAAAAGAAATGGTTGGTGAATCAGGAATTGTTATGCTTTCAGAAAGTCAGAATAAAATTCTTCAACAACTACTACAATACTACTTTGGAAGTTCAAAATTTGATGAAGATGCAAACTATTGTAAAGTTATTGCATGGCGAAATGCTACAGTTGATTTTTACAACAAGCTTGTTCGTAATTTCAAGTATGGGGCTAAAGCAGGAAAGATTGTATTAGACGAGAAGCTTATTGTTGACCGACCAATTAAAACTGATGATGATAAAGTTTCTTTTTCTACAAACGAAGATTTAGTGGTAAAGACTATTGAAATTAAAGAAAAGAAATTGTTTGATAACGACTCTTGGTTTTATTATGACTGTCTTGTGCAAGGTATGGACAAGTGTGATAACATTCATATTCTACATGAGAAAGAAGAAAAGCGTTATAGTGATGCTCTTCGTAAGCTTGCTAAAGAAGCAGTGGATGAAAAAGAACTAACTGCTCGTTTAAAAAAGTGGAGGAAATATTATTCCTTTATGGAAAACTTTGCTCAAGTAAAATATAACTATGCAATTACTGCACACTGCTCACAAGGCAGCACATATGAAAATTGTTTTGTAATTCAAAGTGATATTGGTTTAAACCGAAATGAAGAAGAAAAGAAGCGTATTCTTTATACAGCATTTACCAGACCACGAAAAATGTTGTATATTTTGTAAAAAACGGTTGAAAAGATAAAGAATCCTATATAGATACATTTGTATGACAATAAAAACCTATTATATGGGATTCTTTCGATATGATGATGCAAAAATTTGGAATAAAACAAATTTGAACGAGGATAAAAAAGAACTTGAAGAGTATCTTAATAATCTTCAATATGTTGATAAGCGTTCTATTAATATCAAAACTATTGAACTACCTGAATAATATGAAATTTAATAAACAATATTGGATAGAACAATTAACCAAAGAAGTTGGTTTAGAAGGAGTATCTTATGAAGAACTCTCAAACCACTTTGTAAACTTTGACTCTTTCTTTGGAAATGAAGAAGATTCTCCTACAAGTAGAGTAAATGCTAAAGATTATGTTGATCGTCAATTATTAGAAATTGAAAAGCAATATGAGGAATTCTCAATTTCAGAAAATTCTGAGGTTGTTCCAGAATCATTAACACTCGATTTTAATGAAGCTGATATTTTCAGTAGACTTGGAAATGTTTCTAATGAAAATTTTGGTGAAGTTCCAGTTGATACGCTTTATCAAGAAAACAAAGTTTTTTACAACGGTGTGCCTCTTTTAATTCCTGTTCAACAAAATATTGAACGCTCAGACATTAGATATTATGAGGTTCAAATTGAAGGTAGAATTTTCGTTGTTGCAATTAACAAGAAAAATGGTGACTTGAAAACAGAAGACCAAATAAATCATATTAAATCTACAAGTTGTTTTATCGAAGAACGTAACCCTCTATCATTCATTGGGGGAGAAGATATTATTTCATATTTCCAATTTTCTAATTTAGTAGAAGAAATTGCTCGTAGAAAAGGAACTGTTGCAGTAAATGTTAAAATTCAAGACAACGTTAAAACAGAATTCGATGGAGTGAAATTGGATAATTTCGCATGATTAAAAATTTTGAATTTAAAACAGGATTTGTAATGGGATACGATCACTTAAAAGGTCGAGAATTCCAATTCAATGATAAGCTGAATATTTTGTTTGGCAACGTTGGTTCGTGTAAAAGCACAGCCCTTAAAACAATGGCAGCTTATTGCGGTATTCGCACAGGTGGATGGAGCACTATATCAGAACCAGCACAACTTGCTTACAATGATATAAAACATTTTCCTTTTTGTTATCGCAATTTATCTCCAAGTAACGTAGATGCAATTGTTGGTTGGGATGGAACTCCATCATTTTTTAATGATAGTGAGGCACTCTCTAAAAACGATAATACATGGTTTTTCAGCAATGCTAAACAGAGTGCAGATGGAATTACTACCGAAGCAGAACAAATGGAAATTTTGGCAAGTAAACCCTCTTCTGGACAGTATCGTATTCATAAGATTAACAAGATTATGAAAGTGATTCAAAGTCCACCAAGTATTTTAGAAGTTCCACCTTATATTAGTAATAAAGCTCTTGCACAAACAGAAGTAGAATATATTAAAAGCTTACCAAGAAACGGTAAGATTACTCTTCTTCTTGATGAGCCTGAAAAAGCACTTTCTATTCCAAAGCAAATTGAATTGTTTGATGTATTAGTTAAACTCTCTGATCACTTTCAAATTATTATGGCAACCCACTCACCGTTTATTCTTGAGTATAAAAAAGCAAATCTTATAGATTTTACTCCTGGCTATGCTAAAGAATGCCGAACTCTGATAAAAAATATTGGTAAAGGTAAGTAATATATTATGCCAGAAAAACTAGATCGTTGTGTTAATAAAGTAAAAGCCAAAAGCGGTAAAAAGGTAAATCCTTGGGCCGTTTGCTCCGCATCCACTGGAATCAAAAAGAAAAAAGGTGGAGGATATACAAAGGGTAAGAAATAACTAACAAACCTTTTTACTCAAATTACAGAATAAATCTTTTAAAGAGTTTTCGTCAAGGAAACTCTTTAATTTTTTAGGGTCTACTGGAGTTTTATTTTTAAGAAGCAATACTTCATCAATAACACTACCTTCAAGATCATTAACTAGTGCTTGATCTGGAATATTCATTTTATTCTTTAAAAAGAATAATCGGTTAGTAACAGTTTTTAATTTCTTACATATTTTATTAAGAAAGTTTGTTAATTTTTCATTGTCATAGTATTTGAATAATTCATGAGTTTCTGAAAAAACATTATCATGAAAAAATAATAAATCTTTATCACTTGTTATTCTGTCACCAAATCGTTTAACAAACAGGTAGAAAATAATTTTCTTTGCATTGCGATCTAGTTTAGATAAGAGTTTATATTCATATAAACAATCTACGATTTCTTTTTCGATAAAAAATAAGAACTTATCTATGTTTTCAAAACTGTATAGCATAAGATACTATACTATTTCACTCTATACTTTTCAACTAAATCTTTAGGAGGTCCATTAAGGCGAATATTAATAATGCCGTTGTAGTAGTCTTCGCGAAGAATAGCATTTTCTTGCAACTGATACATGAGTTCCATATATGCACTTTCCCACTTGCATGTAGTCAACATTAGTATTTCTCTCTTAAAGTTTTCTTTACCGTATTTCTTAAGGTCTTCTTTTAATTCGTTAGAAGAACCGTAATAATTTTTCCAATCGCTTTCTTTAACAACGCGACGACTTCTAGTTTTACCTTTTAATGGCGGTCTTTTCTGGTTGCTCCAGAATTGCTTTTTACCGATATATTTTTTACCATTAGATAAACATGTTATACGATAAACAAAGCCAAACCATTCACTAATATCTTCTGGAACATTTTCCCAAGAGTTTTCATTCATATCGGATATTTACTTCCGTTTTTTACGCTTTCTAGGTTTTCTAGTTTTTACTTTACCTCTTCGAGAATAAGTTCCCATTACAAACGGAGTTCGTGGATCTTCTGTAGGATATGGTCCATCGGCACCTAATACGCCTGCCTCTGTCATTTCTTCTTTAAGAATATTTGGTGGGCGATATATGTATCCGTCTGATGTATGAACAAAACCGAATTTTGAATACATAGAAATTAAACGGTTTTGATCTTTTTCAAATTCTTGTTTTTTCTCTTCGGGAGTTGAGTTTTTTTCTCTCATTCTCTCATTTGTATTATATGGATATGCTTGACCAAAAATATATAGATTTTTACGATCTGCAATTTTTAATAATTTTTTAAATTGTTGAAAATCTTTTAAATCCCAATCGTGTAAAAATATACCTTTTTTAAAATCATCTTCTGAAATATTTGGATAGTATTCCCATTCAGCAGGCAACAACCCTTTTCGTTGTATGGTAATCGCTTCAAGAAAAATCTTTACTAATTTATCAAAATTTTTAGTCATTTTATAGTATTTACTTGAAATCTATATATGTATATAGTATTTTTAAAATATGTCAGAAAAAGAACCAATGGATTTACTAGAAACTTACTCTAAGGAGATAGAAATGGATACAAGCATTGATGTTACAAATATCATGGAAAAGCAACTATCATCTCCTAATGTTAAGCATAAATGGCTTTTTCGACTAATGAAAGCTAAAAAGCACCTTATTGATTTAGTGGAACTTAAAGATAATTTTGTCAATAATGTAATGAACAAGGATAATCCTTTAAAGTTGAGTAAAGCTGTTATTTCTAATAAACTTGAAACACAAGGAGATTATAAAGAATTACAAAAAAAGATTCGTGAACAAGAAATTTTAGTAGAATATCTTGATAGTAGTGTGAATAAAATTTTTAGTCAAATGGGATTTGATTTTAAAAATCTTGTTGAGTTAATGAAAATGGAACAACTATAATATGGTTTATTCTTCACCATCTCTTACTCCTTATATTAGATCAACAAGTAATATTTGTTTATCAGGAGTAATATCAACAGATCAATCAATACAAGATTACACTCCTTCATTTATGTGCTCGAAATCTATATTAGATAATTTCTATATATCTTCTTCATTATTAGATGATTGTGACAAAAAATCTAAAAATAATATTCAATATTTTGCGTATGAAGATTTGAAGTATAGTGAGGTTGCAAAAAAGAATTTAAAACTCGTTTTAGAAAAAAGAAAAATAAAAAATATAGAAGAATGTTTTTCTATATTAGATTCGTTAGCACCTTCTAGCACAGAAGATTTTGTTAAAAAAGTTATTAATAAGAATAATAAAATATCTGTTTTAAAAATGTTGAGAAAAATAAAAATTTCTGATCCTATCTTTATGGAACAGTGATAGAAAACATTATTATAACTTATGATAAAAAGAGCGGATATTTAAAATGTTCGCCTAATGTCTTTAAGCTAATAAGAGAAAAGTTTTCTGTAAAGAATCCGTCATATCAATCTAGGAAGTTTGTTCCTAGATTGTATTCTATCACGCCTGCGGGGGCGTTTCAAGTGGGTTTATGGAACGAGATAGAACATTACATTCGTTCACTCAATATACCTGTTAAAATCCACTTATCTGACGATTTTAAAAAGCAGTTTAATCCTGATACAGGTATTAAAGAAATTTCTAAAATTGATGGATTTAATTATTATGATTATCAAGAAGACTCATTAAACGAGTTTATAAAGAATGGCAGAGGTATATCACTTGTTGCTACAGGTGGTGGTAAAGCACTTATTGCTGGTGGATTGTGTAAAACATTCTTAGATAACTATCCACATTTCAAGATATTAATTATTGTTCCTAACGTATCTTTATTAAATCAACTTTACTATTCTTTTACTGATGAGTTTGGAATAGACTGTATATCTCGTTGGGGAGATGGTAAACTTCCTGATTTATCACAAAATATTCTTATTGCAAATGCACAAATATTAACAAGTGATGTAAAAGCAACACTAGCAGTTGTAGGAAATTACGACGTATTAATCTTTGACGAAGTTCATACTATTAACGAGAAGAAAAACAAAATTAGTAAAGTTGTTCATAATATTCTCACGCCATTTAAATTTGGTCTTACAGGAACTCTACCAGATTCCTTATTAGCAAGTTGGAACGTTGTTGGTAAGATTGGTCCTATTGTGTATGAGAAGAGTTCTTATGAATTACGTAAGCAGGGAACAATTACTGATGTAAAAATAAAAGTTGTATTATGTGAACATAAAAGAAAACCTGTTTTTCAAACTGGACCAAATCCAACAGACAAATATAACTCAGAGTATGACTATGTTATAAACTACTCACCGCGAAATGATGTTATTAAAAAGATTTGTGATAGTCTTGTAGGAAACACTTTAATTGTTGTTGATCGTTTAGATTACATCTCCGCCCTAAAAAAATTACTAGAAGGTGGAGATAAAAAGATTTTTGTTATTACTGGTGAAACACCAACAGACGAGAGAACAGAAATACAAAATACTATGGATAAAGAAGATGGTATAATTTGTATTGCTATGAGCAAATGCTTCTCTACTGGTATTTCTATTAAAAATCTTCATTATGCAGTTTTTGCATATATGGGAAAAGGTGGTGTAAAAACAGTTCAAACAATTGGACGAACTGTTCGTAAACACGAAAGCAAAGAACGCGCTGTGATTTTTGACATAGCAGATAATTTAGAATACTCACTTTCTCACTTAAGAGAAAGAATTAAAATATATAAAGACCAAAAAATTGAGTTTTCTATTACAAAAATAACTATTTAACATGTGGGATACCGAAACTGATACCGAAACTGAAATTGAAATTGAAGAATACAATGAACTTGATGTTCTTGAAGAAAAGCCTCGTAAAAGAACCAGACGATCAAAAGCTGAAAAAGAAACCGAAGAATATGTTTCTAAAGAAGAGATGTGGAATGAACTATTCAACTACTATACTTCTCTTGGTGAAGAATATGATTGGGAAACTCAGAAACTTCTTAAGAGAGAATCTTATCCTAAAATATCAAATCGCTTAACAACTATTATTAGTGACATTGCTACAAAAATGGGATACCGTGGAAACTTTTGTTCTTATTCTTGGATTGATGAAATGATTGGTGATGCCACACTTAAAATGGTTAAAGCAATTCGTGACTGTTCATTTAAGTGTTATACTATTGCTGAAATCATTTCTAGAACAGAGGATAGTGGAAATATCTTTATCAGCTTTATAGATAAGAAAGGCGAAGCTCAGAAAAAACAACTAGAAGATACCGACTCTTTTTTCTTTGAAGATGGTAAAGAGTATATAAAGTTCAAAGCAAATCCGTTTGGATATTTTTCTAGAATAACAAGTCATTCATATCTTAATCGTATCAAAAAAGAAAAGCTACTTGAGGAGACAAAGAGAAATTTTCAAAGTGAAACTTGGGAACGTCTTTACTCTGACGAAAACTTTCGTAATGTTCGTCGTCCGAAATATATTGAAAATGATGAGAATGATGTTATATTTGAGGAATGAGAAAAAAGATAGCAGACAGTTTATATAAATTATACGACGGAGATTTCAGCCATTTTCCTAAATGGCTGAAACGTATTCTTAATAAGACATTAAAAGATTATAGATTTTTGGTATTTGATAAATTTAGTTTTCCTAATGTTGGAAAATACGAATACTCAAATTTGATAAAAATAGATGATGAATGGTTTGTTCATAAAACATGGATTCCTTATATTTGGCCTGAATTATCAATAAAAGACATTTGTAATGTTCAACCATTGAGCGGTCCTGTTGGTCTATCTTTTAAAATAAATTACACTTATGAAAAATAATCTTATCCTGTGCGTTGGAGATTTACATCTCGGAGTTAACAAGAACAATCCATTGTTCTTTAAAACTGCATTGCGATATGCAGACTGGTTGAGTGCAATTTGCCAAAAAAAGAATATCAAAACAATTGTTCAGCTTGGTGATGTATTTCATAACCGTGAAATGATTCATCTTCCTGCAATAAACTGTGCTCACGATTTTTTTGACAAACTAAAAGATTACGATATTCATATTGTAACAGGCAACCATGATTGCTTATTAAATAATAATAGTGATGTAAACTCATTAAAGCTTCTTCATGAATGGCCTAATATCACTATTCATGAAAAAGTTTCCGTAATAGACGAGATTTGTTTTTGTGGATGGGGAACCAAGCTAGAAGACATTCCACAAAACAACAAAATCATTTTTGGTCACTTTGATATTAAAGGTTTTGAAATGAGTTCATTTAAGATTAGTGAACATGGTTTTTCTGCATCTGAACTTATGAGCCGTTGCCAGCTTCTTATGAGTGGGCACTATCACAAGCCACAGGTTCGTTTCTACGACAAGAAACCTCTTGTTTATACTGGTAGTGCATATCAGCTTAATTGGGGCGAGAGTGGCGAAGATAAATATGCATATATCTTAAATACAGAAACTTTAGAATATAAACCTGTAGAAAATAAGATTAGTCCTCGTTTTCAATATATTCGTAAACCAGAAGATTATGATAAAGTAAAAGATAATTTTGTTTCTATTGAAGTGGAGAATGTCGAGGATGTTCCTAACGCAGTTGCAAAACTTTCTGCATTAAAAGCATTGGATATTAAAACTACACACAAGCCTATTGAGTATAAACGTGAAATCTCACTTGAAAACGGAGATGTAGTTTCTTTTGAAAATAGTTCATCGTCAGTAACAGAGTGTATTGATGAGTATACTTCTCTTCTTGAAAATGTTACAGACGAGGAAAAAGAAATAGTTGCAAAACGTCTTAACGAGCTTTATAGTCGTTGTGTATGAATATTGAAAAACCTATACGATGGTTCCCAATCAATTTTGAAAAGATTAAGGGAATTCCTATTAACTCTCATCCTGGCGCATTTGGTTGCGCTCGTAAATATAATTTTCATGAAGGAATTGATCTTTATGGAGAACAAGGTGATTGGGTGTATGCCATTCGTAATGGTGTAG